CTTTGTGCATTTTGTTCCCACCAATTTCCTGACTTACAAGAAATCATTTCTTCATCATCAGCCGAGAATAATGAAATAAGTGCCGCTCTTCTTATACCACCAGCTAGAACTGCGTCAGCAATATGACATACGATATCGTGAGTTTCAATTGGTGTTAATTTTTCACCGTCTTTTTTGTTGTCCAACACTTTAGTAATGTGGTGAATACAATCTTTTAACGGTTGAGGTCCTGGTGCTTTACCTCCTGATGTTACAAGCATCGCACCTTTTTGTCTAATATCTGAAAAGTCAAAAATAGGTGTTGATGACTTATATCCTAAATATGATTCCATTAATACTTTAATGGCATCGGCCCATCCTTCAATTGAGTCACCAATTAAGTAACGTCTTGTTCTTTCAGGATTTGGTTTTTTAATATCTGGTAATTTTTCAACGTGGTGTTTTTGAACTGAGTAACCAACTCCAGTTCCACCTAAAAGTAAAAACATAGTTTCAGAAAATGAATCTACGTGGTCAATTGGCATGTAAGCACAATTATAAATTCTGTTTGGTGAAATTTCAATTGGTTTTCCACCAAATTGTAATGATCTCATTGATGGTAATACTTTCTTGTCGTATACCATTTTATATACCTCCTCTATCTCATCTTTGATATGAGGGTACTTACGTTGGTGCATTTCTTTGTTTCTTGTCACCAACTCTTCCCAAGTCTCTCTCCTGTTTAATTCAGGTTGAAACTTAGCGTATTTCATAAAGACAGTAATGTCACTTAATATTTTTTGCGAAATATCCATTTTTTACAAATTTAATAATTTATTTTAAGATTCTTGTTGTTCTTTTTGTTTTTTTCTCTCTAACAGTTCTTTTATTCTGTTACGATTTTTTTCTTCCTTTTGTTCTTCATGACCTAAGAAAGTCACACTTTGTTCAGTATCAATTTCTAACATACCATTATCAAACTTACAGTTTTCAAATATAATACCGTCCTTTCCAATTCTTGACTTAGTAATCGCAATAGTTGCTAAATTCATTTCTTTTTGTTGTAATGACTTAGCAACTGTAATGATTACGTGTCCTACTTGAGCCTTTTTAATCGATCCACCCATTTGATCTGTTGTTACAACTTCAGATGAAATTGAGTTTCTATTACCTTGTGTTGCTGTCCAACCTGCGATGTCTAATTCATGACACATCGCTTCAAATCCTCGCATGACCGATCCTTCGCTTTTCCATTCATCACCTAACATCTTATCAGGAACAACACAATCAATATAATCTAAAATAATCATATCAATTTTAGTTCCTTCGGCAATCATCTTTCTTACTTGATTTTTAATCTGATTCATTGTTACAGTATCAGAAGCCAACTTTTTCATTATCAACTTATTTTTTCTTGTTGATTGAATGTGTTTAACTTTTTCCATAACTTCCGTTTTGTTTTCAGATAAATCATCAGGATGAATACCGGTCCAAAGTGTAAAGTGTTTTCTTTGAATAATTTTTGGGTTGTCTTCAAAAAATATTTGAAGTACGTTATACCCTAAGTTAAATGCGTGATTTGCAATTTTGGTTGTGAACGTTGATTTACCAACTCCGGTAGGGGCTAAAATAACGCCAATCTCTCCTTTGGCTAATCCTCCTTTTAATAAATTATCAATACCGGGTACACCAATAGGAATTGGGTGTCTGTAATCGTCGTCCAAAACCTCATCAAGGTTAAAAAATACATCACTTGTTCCTTTATCAACTTCACCTACTTGTAGTGCTCCCCTAACCATTTCTTCTAACTTATCATAACTTTCAAAATCACCTTTGTCGATGATTGATTGTGCTTTAGTCATTACTTTTTGGAGCTCTTGCTGTTTGCAAAATTTTAAGGATTTTTCTTGAACAAACATAGACCCTTCGTCAGAAACTTCTTTAACTTGCTTTAATGTGTCTAAAACGCTCTTTTGAGCCATTGCAGAGGTGATTTCTGACTTGGTTAGTTGTTCTAAGGTATCAAATGTCGGTGTATGCTCATAATTTGAGTAATATTCTTTAATCATTTGACAAATGATTCTAAAATATTGGTTGTCAAAATAATGAGGATCAATTACTTCAAGGATAGAATTAGAGAAATCTTTGTATGTAATAATGTTATTTAATAATTGAATTTGAAAAGTATTTCCTAAGTATCCGAAGTTTTTTTTGTCTGACATATTGTGTAGATTTTGTGTGATTTACTAATAAATACTGTTAAGCCAATGAATAATTCAAGTAATTAAAAGATAAATTTTTCTCTGATAAAATGTCAGTTAGTTCTCTTAAAATGTTTTTTATGGATGGGCGTATATCCAGGGTATATCTTACCTTTGGCGGGTATACTTTCGCGTCAATAATTCTATGACAAATTGTCTCGTTTCCGACCTTTAAAATAATGTTAAATACTTCAGGTCCATCTGTGTTTGATGTTTCTAAAACGGTTGGGTCTTCTTCTATTTGGAATCTATTCTCTAACATATACACCATGCTCTTATTTCTTAATTTTGTTTGTAACTCTTCTGACAACTCTTTAATGTAGCCATATAAGTCTGCACTGTTTTTTACTTTAGGGTTATATCCCTTAACATTAAAAAATCTTTGTACAACAAAATTATTGTTAAGTGTCATTAAGAATTCAACCTTTGTTACATCATTCTGCTCTTTCATAATTTTACTTTTTTGTTTTAAAATTGTTTTTTTCTTTTCTTGTTAACTTTAAAAATGGTTTTAAAAAATATACCCACTGTTCGTCCCCTTTTGGTAGGTATTTAAATAATCCGTCTTCCATCATCATCCGAATTAAGTTTTTATATCCTCTTCCGTCAGGATCCAATGACTCAGAGTAATATGCTTCAACTAATTCTTTTCCTTCTTCACTTATTAAGGGTTGTGACAAATCTACGATTTTTTTATTTATTTCAAAAAACTCGTCACCAAAAATTCCCTCTTTTGTTTTTCCTGTGAGTAAATTTTTAAGAACAGTATTATCTTTTTGTTCTTTTAAAAGTTCTTCACCTTTTGATAAAATATCCGAAAAAGAAACTTCTTTTTCAAGTATCTCAGGAAATAATTTGATAAATGTCTTTTCTCCTAAATAATAAATCCCATCAATATTATCTGATTTATCTCCTGATAATATTTTAAATGTTTTAACATTGTAGTGTGGGATTTCTATTTCGTGTAGTTTAATCATATCCCCCTTCTTATAGTACTTCTTTGTGTTGGGTGAATAGATTGTCACATCCTCTGAAATAAGTTGCGTAAGGTCTCTATCTGCACTAAATATTGTTTTATATTCTCCTTTTGATATTTGACAATAATAGGCAATTAGGTCATCCGCTTCAGAATTATCAAACTCAACTTGTCTAACAAACATTTCCTCTAAATATTGTTTAACTCGTTGTCTTTGATTGTAGAAGGATTCTTCTTTTAGTTGATTGTCTGATGGTTTTCGGTTGAGTTTGTATTTTGGGTAGATGATTCTTCTTTGGGACGAGCTAGTTTCACCATCCCAAAATACTACAACCTTATTGAAGTTAGATTCGTCAATGAACCTACGTAATGTATTTAAGAAATGCCAAATACCTCCTATATGTTGTCCGTTGTTAAAGTAATCTTTAACTCCGTGAAATCCTATTTTTAATAAGTTGTTACCGTCAACTAATAAAGTTTTGGTCATTAATTTTTTATTACAAGGTTCTTACTCTACTTCTTCTTTTTCTGCTTTCAAATCAAAGTCACCATCAACTCCGATTATCTCTTTCCAATACTCGGCATAATCTTTTTTGTATTGTTCAATTGATGCCTTTTCTTCTGACGCTTCTTTACCCGGTAAAAACCCGTGTGGTGTCACAATAATTTTACCGTCTTCAAACCCAAGTCCATTGATGTGGTTTTTCATAACCGATACCTTTGTTCTTGACGCAAACTTAACTGTTCTCTTGTCTTTTGTTGCGGTAATCTTAGTTGTACCAGCGCCTTTTTGGTTTCCAAATAAAAATACTAAAGATGAGTTTAACCAAATTGCTTCTCCACCTTTTGCTTTAATTTTTGGTTGACCAAATGGGTTGTCAGGTAATTCTACCCATGGTTGGTTAACAATGATAAGGGTATTTTCATATTTTGAATCAGCTTTACGTGATCCTGATATTCTTTGATTGATACCCATACCAATCTTGTCAGCCAATACGGATGCGTTGTGTTGTTTTCCACCTTTACCTTCATAAGTCATTTTACAAGGAACTGAACCAACAGAATCCCACATAATACATAATGAATAATCTAAATCACCCTTTTCTTGTGCGTCTAACAAATCATTAATGTAGTCTGTAATTTGTTCTATATAATCAAAATTATTGTTGAATATATAAAATCCGTCCCATTCTAATTCTCCTGTTTCAGTGTCAACAACCTCCTCACATTCAAACCCCATAAGTTTAGCATGTTCAAAAGACCACTTCTGTTCTGTAATAATAAAAACAGGAAGGATCCCTTTCTTTTGTGCATCTACAGCAGTTTTTACTAAGGCCGTTGTTTTACCTGTGTCTGAATGACCTAAGAACATATTTATGTGTCCCATCGCAGGTCCCGGTAGTCCAACAGCATCTAAGAAAGGTTCACCAAGATCAAAAAACCGTTGTGGTTTATATTTTGCCGATGTGGAAAACTTTTTCTTTAATGAACTAAAATCATTCTTCTTTATTGCCATCTTGTTCGTTTAATATTTTTAACATGTCTTCAGTTACTTCAAACTTATCATCTCTTTTTACGTTGTATTTGTAAACCGTTGACAACATATCTAATTTATCTTTAGCGTTTGTCATTTTTTCAACAAACTTATCCATTTCTTCTAAATGTTGTGGATGTTCTCCAATACCAACAGGATTATTAAAATAAATTAAAAGGGTGGCTTCGGCCTCTGCCATTTCAGATCTATACTTTAAGCATAGAGACTCGTACATTTTTTCGCTTATTTTATTCATATTTTTTAATTTTAAAAAATAT